AGGCACGGCTCTGCAAAAGCTTGATCGTCGGTTCAAATCCGTCTACCGCCTTTCAATACCTGATTTATCAGATTTCAACCGAATGAAAAGCCCTATTTTACGGGCTTTTTTATTTTTTTCTTCGGTTTAAAAATGATAACTTTAAAAATATTTTGGGGCGGATTTGGGGCGAAAACAGACCGACATCACTGTCGGCCTGCCAAGTCCGTTAGAGCGGACATTTTTTAGATTTTCCGTTTTTAAAATTTTTTGCAAATAAAAAAGCCCCGACCAAAAGGCCGGGGTAGATTAAAATTTAAGAAAGATATTTTTCACAGTTTCCGCTGCGTTTTTGTTTTAGCTCAAATCTCCCCAAAGGGTAATCCGATTTCCTGCATCGTCTGTTTGGCCAATGGCCATGTAATTACGGTTGCCAGATTCTCCAACATAGGAGATCCAGCGGTAGCCATTAGCTGAACCCTTGCTGTCATAATTAACAGATTCACCAGGTTCATAGACATGCACGATTTCACCATTAAGATTTGGCTCACGGCGCACATTGATAGCTACTTCTCCTACCTTAAATGTGCCTGTTTCAGGCGTGAGCTCAATTTCGTCTGATGTTGGTGATACATCTGCTGGAGTAGCTGGCGCTGGACCGTCGCTGTATGGTGGATAAAACCAGCCAATTACATCCTCAAAACCTCGATTATTGTATCGAGCTGGCCCTCCAACAATCAAAGCATCAGCATTACCGTCAATGTTTTGCTCGACAGTTCGCATGGTAATACCGTCAGAATCCTCGATGACGATACCACAATGGCCATAGTTAACACCACCAAACCAAGCATTCATGTTGAAAAATGCTCCAGCTCGTGGGTTAGCATCGGTTGGCATGCGGTGTACTTCCCAGCCAGCAGCTTCTGCTGAATCTAGCAAATCAGCTGCATTGCCCCACAAATCCACACCAAAAAAATGTTTAGATGGGTAAGTCAGTAGATCTGCGCATTGAGTGCCTGCGAATCCGTCTTTATCAACACCCATACCTGAGTTTGCTAGGTCAATCGTAAATTGTACAAGTTCATTTGCTGTTGTCATAATTATTTTCCTTTCCAATTTTCATTCATCTGCTTCACAGCAGCCTCGATAAAGACATCGAGGTCTTTATCTGTCATGTAGATATTGTATTTTTCGAGTTCGGTTAGCACCGCCCCTTTTGCCTGAGCGAGCTTCTGCTCACCCTTGAAGCCGGTCTCTTTCGCGACCTGCTCGACGGCATTCACGGCATTTCTGGCCAAGATTTCTACAATCTTGATTGATTTCTCTCCGCCTTTCGCGATCAGAAACTCCTTGACTGCCTTAACCATGGCTCCTGCCAAAATGGTCAGAATGCCAATTGCTGAGCTTAAAATAAGCTCTGTGATTTGATTCATGTTTTTATCACTCCTTCGTCTTGTGATTGTCCACACGCTCATTGATAAACGTGGTTACGTAAGGGATTTTTAGACCCAAAATGTCTAAATTAGTTACCAAGCTAGCACCATAGCTAGCGCACAATGCCGTAATGATCATATCCGCTAACGCCCCAGCATTAGCGAAAAGAAAAAACGGGTAGCCAATCGCTGTGATGATGAAGATAGCTGAGTGAGTCACAATGCCTGTCCGAGCCTTGCGACTCGAAAAGTTTTTCAACGCCCAAGCCTTACAAAAGCCAGTAATCACATCAGCTATTACCAAAACAAACAAGACAAACACAAAGAAATGGTCATCGATCCCTGTCTCATAAAAGTCTTTAACGACCTCTATGATTGCCCAAATTCCATCTGGTTCTTGCATTCATCACCCCTTTTTCTCCTTAGCTCCAGCTTCCAGCTCAGCGATAATCGCATCTTCAGCGGCATAGACTGCCTCCTGGAATGCCTGTTCTTGTGTCCGCACTTCACGACGATTGGCCGCATAGGCCTCAGCGTCATTGAGCCATTCAGTGACTGTTGATACACCTTTGTCGTCGATGTCCGCAGTCAACGTCTTGACTACTGTGTCGCCAACCTTAACACTTCCGACAAGTTTAGTAGTTTTTGTGATTTCCAAAGTCATGATTATTCTCCTTTTTCTGTTTCTGGTGCTGTGCTTGTTTCAAGCTCTTGGTTACGTTCAAGTGCTTGCTGCAGTTGCGCTTGTAGCTCTTCGTTTTGAGCTTCAAGTTTTGCGATTGTTAGTGCTTTACTAGCAATTTCGATTGCTAGCTTAGATTGGATGTTTTCGTTCATATTTTACCTTTCTATCCTACGTTCCGGACGATGTCCCAAGCTGCTTTTCTTGAGTTAATCAAGTTTTTCATCGCTTGCGTCATCGTGACTTGGCCGCTTGCTGCGTGAGTTAAGATGTTCCAAATTGCGGCTACGCTTTCCTCAAGCCGAATAAACTGCGTCGGGCTATCTGTGTCTCCTTTTGTATTACGAGGCACGACGAAATGTCGCGCCCAAATTTCTGAGTTTTTATTCCAAACACCGGGCGTCATCGTTTGTGTTACGACGCTAAAATTCCAGCCATCATCACCCTGTGCGTGTCTAAAGTAATTATAGTCTCCAAACTGGTAGATTTTATCGACGCTGTTGTTTGAGTTATTATCGATCACTAGACCAGCAAAAGAGGCCGATTTCCAAGCATTGGTTCCGTTACGGTTGCTACCGATAATAGTGCGGCCGTGGTTTTGGCCGTTTTCCACTTTGTTTTCGTAGCGGATAAACTGCGTTGGGTAGCCTGCTGCAACTCGCTTGATGGATGCGTCATCATTGTAAAATAGCACATGACCATCGTTTAGATTGATCTGCATCGCATCGTTTTGAGCGCTGATGGTCTTACCTCGCATCCACTCAATAAATGCCAGCTCGATTTTAGACTTGATAAAGTTCGCATCTAAGCCGACAATCTTATTAGCATTGAGATTGATGATATTTACGTTCGCAGCGTTAAGCGTGCCCGCTGTGATCTTGTCCGCTAGCATGCTTTCAATCATGGCGTTCTTGATGACGCCGTTCTTGATATGGGTCTTATCTCCGATAGAAATTAGCCCCTCGTTGATTGCGACTGATCCATCTGGATTTAAATTGAGCTGACCAAGGATATCGCTAGCTGAATTGAGGTTTTTAATTGACCAGCTCCCTGCTAGTTGGCTCTGGACAGTTCGCAAGCCTTGGTTTTTGGACACTTCTGTCTGAAACAGCTCGTTAGTCAGAGCCATGCGAGAGACCTTGTCTGTGATTTCCTTTTCGGTCGAGCCGATCAGCCGCTCATAGAGCTTGCTTGTTTCCTGCACACGCTGAAATTCGGTCTGGCTAGCCTTGCCTGCGACCTGTTGAGTAATCGTAGACAGCTGGCCCTCAGCTGTCCGCTTAAACTCAGTCAAACTGGTCTTGGTCTCGTTAAGACCAGTTTCGACCTTGCCAACCTTATTCAGGGTTTCCTGCGCCGATTGCTTCCAGTTGTTGAAGGCTGTCAGCGATCCATTAGCCGTGTTAAGAGCGGCTTGCACGTTGGCCAGTTGGCCGTCAATACCTTGCTTGTATTCAGCCAGCTTAGTCTCAGAGCTGGTCTTCAGCTCCTCAAACCGCCTTGTTAGCCCTCGCACATCCTCTGTGTGCTGAGCTTTGGCCACATAGCCAGCCTCAATGAGCTTGCGCTCAGCAGTCAGTTGACGGGCCGTCTCCTCACGAGAGTGGCTTAGCAAGGCTTCAGCTCTCGTGCCGTCAGCGTTAACGTATGACTGGATAGCCGACAAGTCCATCCGCAAGCCCTGAGCTGTGCGCTCGAAGCTCGCCTTGGCCTCTGTGATGAGACCGTCAACATCTTCGAGAGCTGGGCTCCAGTCGGAAGGAATGGTCGCTCTCTCAATTTTGAGAAAGTCTGCCACAGAATCGTTTGGTGATAGATTAAGCAAATTGCCCGTGAAAAGATAGTCTGTATTTAATTCGATAAATTTATTGCCTTTGAAGAGCAAGACTGCATTCTCTTTATTGCAATTAAATTTTATTCGCAATTCCGAATACGACTTTGTGATTTTAAATGGTTTTCTAAAAGCTCCTTCTTGGCTTATCCAGACAACACCGCTATAAGTTCCGTCATCCCAACGAAATTGCAATTGGAGCGTAGGTTTAGTTGTGTTCTTGGTCGTCTTCGCTGTAAACCTATATGTATCAGGTTCAAAACTTGATTTGATAGGCGTTGTATTAAAGACACCCATCAAGTTTCGGCCACCGACCTGCAGACTTGCTAGCTCCTCCCTCAGCTTTCCAGCCTCAGCTGTTACCAAAGCCTTATCGGCTTTGTCCTTGGTTGCGTTGACAATCTCTTGTCTAATACCAGACGCTCGCACCTCAAACTCTGCTGCGCTGAGCTTTTGCGCAAGTTTGTTCTGCGTGTCGGTCTCTAAAGACTTGACAGAGGCTGATACCCTATCTGAGAGCAAGTTCAAAGCGCTTGAGTCAGCTTTGGTTTTGAGGCCTTCCCGCAAGCTGGACACCCCAGCTTCTAGCGAGTCCGCTCGTTGCTTAAAGCTGGACTCGACCGCTGTGACACGCTCGTCTTGGTCTTCGTATGCTGGTGACCAGTCACCGATAAGGTTTCCCTCAAAAAGGGCTGGTGCGCAGATTTCGACCCAAGCCCCTTCTTTACCTCCGACTTGCGGGCCATGGCGGCCAATAATGACCGTTTTGGCTTGGTCTATTGCGGTTTGAGTCCATTTAACCCAGCACAATTGCCAGTCTGTTGAGAGACGGATGATAGACAAGCCATCTGACGACCTTGACTTATATCCGCTACTATTTTCAGATAACATGACGGTGTTTGGGCTATAAAAATGACACCGCATAGGATAGTCATTTTCGCTAGCTCTCGCATAAAAAATAGCAATATACTCTGTACCAGTCGTTGAGGTGACCGTTCTTTCCGTATAGCTATCACGATAGCTGGTTGCTCCTGCAACCGTCCTGATGACCTTAAAGCCATTGTATTCGCTAGTTGGCTTGTATCTCGCTAGCTCTTTTGTGCCTTTTAGTAGATTTCTACGCCCTAAATGCACGCTCGCAATCTTACTACTCAATTCCTGAGCCGTCTGCACGAGCTCTGACTTGCTGGCTTTGCCATCCGCCACATCGACCAGCTCAGCAAGCCTACGTTGCGTCGTCTGCTCAAACGTTGCCTGAGCAGATTTCACACCCGCAAGTTCGGTTTTAGTTGCATTTAGCGCTTGCACTTGCTTTGCTATCTCAGACTCAGCTTGGGTCTGCTTGGTTTTGATGTTGGCCAAGTCACTTTTCAGTAGGGCTGTTTGGTCGCTCGCTGCCCTCTGTGCGCTAGCGAAATCAGATTTTAGTCGGTCTATCGCAGCCTGATTAGTCTGCTTAGCGCTAGCAAAGTCCTGATTGAGCTTGGTGATAGCACCCTTGGCCGCCTCGATAGCCGAGGCATTGGCTCCAGCCGTGCGGATGGCTTGGGCGGTTTGCTGGGTCTGGGTGGCCATGGATTGGTTGATTTTTTTGACTTCAGCGTCAAATTTCTCAACCACTTTAGAAACATCTTCAGTATCGATGCGCTTTTCCCACATTTCACCGTTCCAGATGTAGAGTCGCTGATAGAGGCCGTTCTTCTCAAACCAAATATCACCGACTTTATGCTCAATGTTTTCGTCTGGCGTTTCGTTCCAGACACGATTTCCTTTCGCATCAAGTAAGTATTTTGGTAGTTCAAAGGCCATTTCAGATTGGCGATTTTCAAGAGATTGCTGGTTCTTTTCCAAATCGTCCAAACGCCCTGCCAAGCCACCCGTCATAGCTGACCGGATAGATTCTCCAATCATGCCAAATTCCACTGATTCATTGCGATCATTTAAAAAGTCGTAAACAACTTTAGTCACTTTCGCATCATCTTCGGTAATTCCGATTTCTGGATAGTAAACAGTAACGATATCACATAGTTCAAGTTCTTCAATCCAACCTCGCTCCGCATAATCAAGCGTCTGCGCCAAATCCACATACTCAATTTTTGTGTTAATTTTGGGCGCGCCAATGCGATTGCTATCCATGTACTTTACTGCTAATGCTTTTAGCTTCTCAGGAGTCGGGATGTCCTTCTTCTTGCTTTCTCCCGTGCCTTCGTCTTTAAATTCGCCGGAAAAATCAACGACTTTAATTCTACGGTTGGCGTACATCGATACATACTTACTATCCACATAGCTTTCAGGAATGGTCACCAAAACGGGCTCTTGTTGTCTCGAGTCGCCTTCCTGACTATCTGGCGTGTAAGTAGCAAAAGGCACGACAGAAGTATAAGCTGACTCAATGCTTTCGTCCGATTCGGCAGATAAGATGTTTCGGCCATATTCCAGGACAGTAGGCGCTCTACGACCAAGCCGCTTATGCAAACGGACCGTTTGGTTATCAAACTCATACTCCCCACCCCAGATGTCCAAAATAGAGCCTTCTACTCCACCTAAAGCAAGTCGGGCGTTCTCCATCTTATCGACTAGAAAAGTGATGGGAAGTACTGTATCAATATCCGACCATGTGTCAAAACGATAGTCCCCTATCAAATTCTTCGCCCAAGTTTTCAAGGCTAAATCAGCAGTTCCGGACACCTTGATTCCGTGTCTTATGCTCATATACTCTAATTTATGAGATATATGCTGCGCATAAATCTTGATCGTGCTAGAGCTATCTTTGACGACGCGCACAATTTCAAAAGTCTGGTTCTTGGTTCGCGTACCGGCATCTGCCTTAAATTTCATTTCTTTTTCAAACACAGATGCTAAGGGCCCACTAGCTGGATATTCCAGATAAGCGGAGTAATTCCCGTTTCGTTCTCTGGTAGCATTTCCTTTTAGAGCGTCGATTTCTCCAAGACCATAGGTATCAAACCTGGTTTCATTTTTGTTATATAAAATAGGCCTCAAATCTTCACCCCCCAATTCGGGATAATCGAGACTTGAAAATTCCCGTCCCAAGAAATTTTATTCGGCCCCGCGTCAAGAAAAGGCTTCTGGTATTCCGGTGCACGCACCATCTTATCCCAAGCTGGCAAGTTACCAGAATAGACCTGATTTGCAGCCATATCTAGTGTGATTGTGCCTTGGATGTCCTTAAGCTTCGTCTTGCGACCATTGATGGTCAATATCGTTGTACCGTTCCCGCGAATCTCAATAATGGGCTTTGCAGGAACATTTCCTTTCCCTCTCAACGTCTGTCCATTAGTCAGGCTCACCTTTGCTAGCCCATCTTTATAGTATTTGATGGGGTGACAAAGAAAAGTAACGTTTGTTTTTCCGAATTGCCGAAGCGTCTCCTCAACACTAAAAGTTTCAAGGTAAGATGCTCGATAAACGAATTCCGGATCATAAGAAATGGTCAAGTCGCGGTAACCTAAAACCCCTAGCCATTCGCTGATAGCTGAGATATTGGTTGCGATAAGACCAGCTTCGTTGACAAGATTGACCGGAAAGCTTTTCTCTACAGCATTCAGCCTATTCTTGCTTACCAGCAAATCGCCATCACGCCCTGGTACAGTAATTCGTTCTACATCAGGAGAAGTTGCAGAATGTACTTTTCCTACAGCGATTCCTAAACCAAATTCTTTATTCGATTTTCCGTTAAATACAAAATGGGTCAAGTCATTCTACCTCCTTCCTGTCTAGTGTAGTAAGCTAACTCTCTAATCAACCGCTGCATAAATTCCGGCGTCAATTCGCGAGTTCCTGCTTGACCGCTCACATTTAGAGTATAGTTTTGGTTCGGACGAGTGATCTTTCGGTTTCCAAGCCTTGTCTCTTTTAGCAGTTCTTCCATAAGCGAAGTCAAATCACGCTCCTCGGTTTCTCGCTTCCACTCATTGATATTTTTAATTCTCTGAGTGATTTTAGCGACCTTGGTATTTTCCCAGCCTATCCCTTCAGCATAGAGTGGCATTCCCAAAGAGTTCATCAAGTTGCGCGTAAGTCCAGCTTTCAAGACTTTTGAGCCACGAGGAAGTGGCAAAATTACATTCCGGCCTTCTGGGATAAAGGAAGTACCGTCAGGCAAAGTAACCATTTCTTTATAGAGCGTACCTCTCTGGTCGTTGACCATAGCGGGGCCGCCCTCGTGGAAATTAGTCCCCTTTTCATGCCCGATCCAACTCCGTACGGTCTGAATGACCGTTGTAATTGTCCGCGGAATACTGTTTAGGGTGCCAATAACCCCCCAAGCAACCCCAGACGCATTGTCAACAGCCGTAAGGTGCTTGGTTGGCGTAGGAGTGCTGTTGAAGCTATTTAAGCCTCCGATACCTTGGTTAGAAGCGCCAAGGACGGAGCTAGGGTCTCCTGTAAGCATCTTCGTCAGAGCCAAGGTATTGTTAAAGCTATTGACCGCTCCAATAGCTTGATTCGATGCATTCTGAGTCGGAGTAGCATCAGATGGCAGTGGTTTAGTTGGGGCTGCCGTACCATTAAAGTTATTAACTGCACCGATAGCTTTCCCGACCTCTACTACTGCCGAAGTAGAGTCGCCGTTCAAATTTTTCGTAGGAACGGTCAAGTTGTTAAAATTCCAAGCCGCCCCAATTGCCTTACCAATTTCTGTCACAGCAGAGGTTGAATCGCCTTTTAGCCCCTTCGTTGGCGCAGCTGCCTGATTCCACATATCAAGCTTAGCGATACTTAACCCTGTATTTAAAAGGGCGTTATCGCCATTGACCAAAAGGTCTTTAGGGAATGGATTGGCCATATCCCAATTTTTCAGAGTCTCCGTAGAGCGAGAAACCGCCTTTTGAAATTCCTCATCTCTGGCCAGCAGTTCTTTTTGCTGCGGAGTCAGTTTATTGTAGTTTTCTAACGCCTGCTTAGCCACATCCGCCTTGTTCATCACATCCTGATTGTTCATCAGGAGTTGCTTGGTTTCAGCGGGTAGACTATTCCAGATGGCTAGGTGTTGCTGGCTATCAAAGATGGCCTGCAAGCCAGCTTGATTTTGGACGATGATTTTCTTTTCTTCCAGAGACATTTCTGCCCACTTGCCAGACTCGACCAGAGCTTCAGCGATTGTCGCCCGAGCATTAGAGTTAAGCTCCGCTTCTTTAGCGATAAACTTCAATTGCTCCCATCCCTCAGCAGATTTGACTGCTTCGCCAATGACCTCCTTGACGTTAGATTTAACCTCAAATTGGTTGTTTTTATTGATATTTCCAACCAAAAGAGACCAGGCATCATTTGCTTCCTTGGTCGTAGCTGACATCTCACTACTATATTTAGCAAGGATACTGTGTGAGTTCCCTGCTTCTCTAGCAGCTTTAGAGGCTTTCTCCCCAATTTCTTCATAGGATAAACCGTAGTCTTCGAGTAGTTTCTTTGCTTCCTCCCAGTAGTTCCAGCTCTGCCCTGTCCGCAGTTTGACTTTATCATCCAGAGTCTTCATGACTTCCAGATATTTTGTTGCCAAACCTTCCATGGTTTGATTATGCTCGCTCTCGAGTTGCTTCATCTTGGCATTGTATTCCTGCCTTGTGAGCAATTTAGAGCTGAGCATTTCTTTCAGTTCTGCTTTGGACTCTTTATACAGGCTATTCTCTTCTTTCATAGCCTTCTCCAAACTCTCTCTCGAGTGTTTGAGCTGAGTCTCATTTAGGGTGATAATATCCCCATTTAAAGCCTGCAAAACTGCCTTCTGCTCTTTAGCAGATAGGTTCATGAGTTCTAGCTTCGCGGAAATCATCTCTTTTTGGTTGTTGAGAATGATTTCTTTTTCTTCTTTGGAAAACTTGCTCGCATCACCGTTATGGCGTTGATAGATATCATTGATCTGATTCATCATCGTCTCGGTATTAGCTACCATCTGGTTATTATATTCCTGAGCTTTAGCGACCTTCTCGGGACTAATCCCCCACTTGTCAGCTAGCTCTTGAAGACGTTTATTGGCTTTATCAGCAGAACTAACCACTTCTTCATAGAGCTTTTTAAAAGATCCTGCGACTTTGTCAGCATCACCAGCGTGAGTTCCGAAGTTAGCAACAGCATTGCTAGTCTCATCAACCACTTTCTGGAAACTACGCAAGTCACTACGAGCTGTATCGCTCAGTTGCGTGCCAAACTCTTCAGCTTTGGTCCGTGCCTTGTCTTTCTCATTCCCGAGATAGACCAAGCCTGCCGTAACTAAGCCGATGCCTCCAATCATAAGACCTATCGGGCCTCCTAGAGCTGCTATAGCTTGACCTAGTAAGGTAGTAGAGCCGGATGCTGTCGCCGTGGCAGTGCCTAGTGCTGTGGTAACTGCGCCTGTTTCAGCTATTCCAGCTGTTACAGCTTTTAAGCCCCCAGCTACACTACCGACTTCTCTAATGGTTTTCAAAGTACCGACAAGCTGACCTATAGCTTTTGAAGCACCTCCAATACCTTTCATAAAGCCGCCTAAGATCGACAAACCACCTCCGAGGAGCTTCAAGGTCGGCCCGATTGCTACTGCTAACAGACCCCACTTAATGATGCTCTGTTGTTGTTCGGTGCTCATATTATTAAAAGCTTTAGCCATATCAGCTAGATTGGTAATCCATGGTTTAGCTGCATCAAGACCATTTCTCAAGGCTTGTAAGAGTGGTCCACCGAACTCGATAGCAATATCTGTCAGTTGATTCTTAAACATCTTCAGCTGAGATTCGGTAGTTGCATACCGCTTGTTAGCCTCGTTCGTCAAAGCTGTATTTTCTTTCCAAGCTCGGTTAGAGCGGTCAACCGCTGATGACATCTTGTCCGAAGCCAGAGCAAGAGATTTCAGCATATTGCTTTGTCGAATGCCCTTCATATCCAGATCGTCAAGAATCCCATTGACATTCTCTCCGCTCTTATGAGCGTTTTCCAAGCCCTTGATAAAAGCTTGCAAGGCTTGGACAGGCTTTTCCTTCCAAGCTTGTTGGAATTGCTCGGCAGTCATGCCAGCCGTATTCGCGATCAGCTCAAGTTTTTCTGCTGCCCCTTTTCCTGTCAGAGACACCGCGTTACCAATAGCCGTCAGCGTTTGAGTCATGGCAGTACCGCCCGCTTCAGCTTCAATACCAACCGAGCTCATTGCTGTCGCAAGGCCAAGGATATCAGGAGCTGTTAGACCAGCCAAACGACCACCAGCAGCTAAGCGGTTAGTCATCTCTACGATATCTTTCTCAGTCGTCGCAAAGTTATTACCAAGATCAACTACGGAAGCTCCGAAACGTGAGTAATCATCCGAGCTCAAGCCCATGATGTTAGCGACCTTAGCGATAGCCGTTGCCGCTTCCTCAGCGCTCAAGTTGGTTGACTCGCCCATATCAATCATGGTACGGGAAAATTTCAGGATGTCTTCCGTCTTGATTCCCAGCTGCCCCGCTACCTCAGCTACATTGGCAATCTCTACCGCGCTTGCTGGTAGTTCTTTGGCCATTTGACGAATGCCGTTAGACAGTTTTGCATAAGAGACTGTCGCGGTTTCGTCAACTGTTTTCTTTACGCCCGCAAAGGCTGACTCATAATCGATGGCAGCCTTAATCGCAATTCCCGCACCAGCTACAAGAGGAGCCGTAACACCTTTTGTCAGGGCAGAGCCTACACCACTGAGCTTCTGGCCTGCTGATTGAAATTTAGATCCCATATCGTACAGGGCAGTTCCGGCCTTTGTCCAGGCACTAGACTGGATATTGATTTCTCTTGCTAGGGTGACGTATTTCACCTGCAGTTCTGCCACTTTTGCGATTGTATCGCTCATGGCTGATTTTGCACCCAAGAGAGCGGTCTTTTGGGCAGCCGTTGCAGTAGAAACATCACCGATTTCTTTTTTTAGGTTGTTGTAATGCTCGGTTTGCTTTGCCAAATTAAGCCGATAAGCTTCTAAGCTTTTTCCAGTCTCGGATAATATGGCTTTCATCCCGCTCAACCCTTGCGACCCTTTTCCAGCATTTTTGAAGCTTTTTTCCATCGCATTCAAGGACTTATCTAGGCCTCGCAAGGCCATATTCATAGTCCTTGTATTTGCCATAAAAGGAGCAATATCGAGAGTAGCCGTCGCTACTAGATTACCTAAATTACTAGACATTCATCCTCCTTTCTAGCTAAATAAGAATGGAAATGCTTTATCTAAAGTGGTTTCTTTTTCGATCTCTTCTTTCTTCACTTCCATAGCTTTCACCATGAGCTCAAAGTCAGACATCTTCATTCTTTTGATATCTAAGATAGAGTATCCGTCAGATATCAATTGCTGAAACCATATCAGTAAATTATCTCGGGCTTCTTCTGGGCTTATTGTTCCTTTTTTTCAGAATCTTCCTCGGTTTCTTCGGAATCTTCCTTAACACCAAGAGCAGCTAAATAGAGAGAATTCAACGTCTCTAAAATGCTCATATCCGCCTGTTTCAAGTCCGTCACTGTGAATTGCTCACCAAACATAGATACAAACATCTTCAAGTAGCTTTCGTTCAACTTGCGGTGTTCTTTCGGGTCTTGCGCCTTCTTCACATCTTGGACCAGCGCTGTTTGGCGTACCTGGTGCTCGACTGCCAACAGATTGTCTTCGACGTTGATATAGTCTTTGGTGAATTCCTTATCCACCCCGCCTTGCTTTAGTGTGATTTTAAACATTTCCATCTCCTTTTTTTAAAAAATGAAAAGCTTGGATTTTGAATCCAAGCTTTATTATGAGCCAACGACAGCCCCCGAACTTCTAGGAGGAGAAGCCGGAGAACCGCCGCTTACTACTTTGGGAAGACCATCTCCCGGAACTTTTCAAGTTGGAACTCAGCGTTGCCTTCGCGACCAATCACAAGGACATTTCCATCTTCGCTATCGCCGCGGGCTACGAAGTTTCCTGTGACAGTATCTGCTTTTGGATCAGGAGAGCCGTCTTTAGTTTCTGCTTCCACTCCAGGAAGTGAGAATTTTCCTTTAAGCAAGCCGATCCAGATGGCTTTCCCATCTTCTGTAGAGGTCCGAAACATACAAGCCACATCTTTTGGAGTGAGGTTTTTATTGTAGACCTCAATACCATCTTTCACTGTGATTCCGTACATCACCTTACGCACTTCTGTGGCCAAATCCAAAACAGAGATTTCTAATTGCGTGCCGGTGATACCAGATGACAGAACCACATATGGGCCATCATCCGCTGCAATGGTGATCAATTCATTCGTGATATCAATCTTTGCCGACTTCATCCCAGGTAGCTTGATTGTGGTAGGGACTTTGTTTTCTGCTGTGACTTCTCCGAGCTCAAAGTCTCGCAATCCAAATTTTACTTTCATTTGTATCCTCTTTTCTTATTGGTTGTTTTCCCAATCAAAAAAACGATATTTTCTTACGTTGATTAGTAAGTCAATATCGCTATCTTTATATCTCGGGAGTTCGCTAGCGGTGTATCTTTCAAAACCGCCTGTTTCTAAAATTTCATCCATCATTTTCGCAATCTTTTCTGATTGACTTGCTGTTTCACACCAAAAGTTTATAGTGATTCTGGTCTCCATAGCTAAAACCTTATCGTCCGAATGTTCGAAAGGTCCTTGATAAGTTGGATAGATGCGCATAAAAGGCGCAAGTTCCTTACGCAAAAGATTCGTAGGCTTCTCGGGGATATCGTAAGTAAAGATCCCTTGCTTAAAACCAAGGCCATACTCTTTACCTCGCATATTATCCAAAAGCTGATTAAAATCTTTATTTTGACTTAATAGCCTGTATGCTTTAATCTCAGCTACCATAATCCCAAACCTTCCTTTACTTTCTGAGCATAAATCTCTTTTGCTCGTGGAGTCATTTCAGTAATGGTCTTTTCTTTAAAATTCTGAGCTTTTTGGCGACTTGTTCCCGTATCCGGAAAGTGAATCCGCCAACCAGTTGTTTTCCCAAAACCGATATCCTTAGAAACAAGACCTTCATTCGCACCCTTAAAACCAGTGACCACCGTGTCATCTTTCGCATGGACATCCTCCACGATAAAATATTCTGGTGTGTTGACTTTCAATTGCTTCTCAAATTCATTAGCTACTTCAGTAACAGCTGCTTTTGCTGCTCTTGGAGCTTTTACTTGCAGCTTTGTCAAGTTGGCTAAAATTTCGTCAAGACCTTTTGTCATATTCGTCTCTTAACGATGATTTTGTCGCAATCAAAACTGTTTTCATCTGCATCAATTGCGACGATATCGTATCCATTTCCGTTGTATTCAACATGATCCGAGCTATCAAAAGGAGCCTTCGGATGATGCCGAATGTAGAAGGTTTTGACTTCTTCTGTCTCAATCATCCCTTTAGCTCGCTTATTCGTAGATTGCCTAGAACCTTCCTGAAAGTCTTTTAGAGAGGTTCTGACAACCTCCGCCCAGCAAGTATAGAGGTCTTTACGAACCGGAGAAATAACCTCTCCGTCTTCGTTTTGCCCTCCTTGCTCCGAAAAGAAGGTGATTCTAGTTTTCATCTTTCGAGTTCTCATCTAGCTCTCTCCTTGTGCGCAATTGATGGATGATATTTAAAACACCGTTTGCCAAGGGATAACGTTCGCTATCCGCTGACAACCCACGGTGTTCGTACTCTTCTTTGACTTGCTTTTTAACAGCAAGCTGGAATTTCGAATATTTCGCAAAATCTTCTGGTGTAGCGTTGCTATCTATCGCAAAACAAATCTGATCCTGGGCAGACTCAATCATTTCTTTAATGATTTCATCCTCAAAATCATAATCAATTTTGCAATAAAGCTTCACGCTCTCTAACAATTCTTGTTCAACAGGCATGAGCACCTCCTATCAAACAATCAGAGCCAAAAGCTCCGTTTTAGTCGCTGATGGATTATAGCTGATACTCTTACTATCTAGATAATCCATAATTTCTTGCTTGGTGTTGGCATTTGTTGGTTTCGCCGCAGAAACAGCGGCGCTCTTAGGGCGTATAAGTTACAAAGTAACCAGCTTTTTTATCGGCCTTCTTCACATCAAAACGAACTACCGCTTGAAGATATTGCCCGTAAATTTCGCTATCTGCCCAGCGCAGACCAAGTTCCTTGCGGTCCACAAACAAAACAGCGCGGTTGATATCCCCAACAAAAGCATGAGCCTCACCGGCGTTGCCCAGAACTTCGTCAGCAACGACAAACACTGGATGACCTAAGAAGACTTTACCAGAAGCTGACACAATGGAATCTTGCAGCAGATAACGACCATTTTTATCTTTGAGAGTATCTAAAGCTTGATAGAAACTTTGAGAAACTACAAAAGACACATTATAAGCCGGGTCGAGATTCACGTTCAAGATTTCCTTGATTGCATCTAGACCATTAGCGGTTTTCGCTTCAAAGGTTTTCAACACTGCTGCGATAGCGTCATTCGTTGTATTGACTTTGATTTGAGAAGCAGCTTCTGCTACAATTGCTAGCAAATCAACATCTGCGTCATCGATTGATTCTTGAGACACTGGAATTGCTCCGCGGTAAGTCTGTACTTCCCAGGTCACATTCTCAAACTCTGGCTTCGCAAGTGCTGGATTCTTTTCCAATTCTGCTACACTGGCCATTTTAGAGGTAGCTTGTTTTAAAATCGGATATTTACCGCTTGCTTTTGTCGCACTGTGAATCGAAGTGAATTGTTTTAAGTCTACGACTGTCTTCACTTCACGGACTGGAGTTGTCACAAGTTCTTCAGTTGTCACAGGCTTGGCGCCGTCCTTTTTCAGCCCATCCGTTTTAGGATCAATTGCATTTAGCGGAATGAAAAGGTCATTCCCTTCAAATTTCAATTCAGATGAAGCTGTCGCCCCTTTAGAATGCAACCAGTCATTTACTGCGTCGCGAATTGACTTTTCTTCTGATTCGACAACGTGTGTTGCAGCCGCTGCAGCTGGTTCACCCTTGATATCTTTAAAAAGCTTCAAATCGCCTTCCAGTGCTGCCAAAGAGTCTTTCTTGGCATCGATATCCGCACGGATTTCACGCCCTTTTTCCAGATCTCCTTGTGCCAAAAGTTCTTTTAATTTAGCCGTTTGAGCAGAAATTTCAGCCTTGGCTTGAGCAATTCCTGCTTCCAATTCTTTGATTTTTTCATCAAACATAGTTTTTTCTCCTTTTCTGAGTATAAAAAATAGGACCTATAGTCCCTCTAGAATTTCTTCTTTTTCGATTTCTCGTAGCATGTTTTGAATTTCAGACTTCCGCTTGCTACGGTTAGCGTAAAAGTCATCAATAACTGCTTGTGGCAACAAGCCATTTTCCAGACTCGCTACCGCTCCGACATCATCAAAGGTCATCACTTCATCTGCAAAACCTTTTTCTACTGCAGTGCTAGCTGACATGAAGGTCTCATTCTTCATCATGTCCAGAATTTCTTCTTCGTTCAAACCAGTTTTAGCGACGTAGGCATTTACGATTGCCTGGTCGCTAGCTTTTAACGCATTAGAAGCCTTGTCCAAGTCATCGCTATTGCCAGACACCCAGTTAAATAGCGCTTTATGAATCATAATCTGCGCCGTTGGACTGATAAGAACTTTATCAGCGCCCATGATGGCTACACTGGCAGCACTCGCCGCCATGCCCGTCACTTCAACCGTGATGTGCCCTGGATAACTTTTCAATGCTGTGTAAATTTCACTTCCGACAGTCACCAGACCACCATTGGAATTGACTTCCAGCACAATGTCACCGTTGTCTTCCGGAAAGGCATCTGTGATCGACCTGGCACTGACCGCTTCTAAGCCAAAGTAGTCATAGGCTTCTTGGCTATTATTCGGAATCAGAGGTCCCTTCATCTTGATTCGTTTCGGCATTTCTTGTCTCACCTCCTTTCATTGCCTGGTATTCCTCTTTCTTATCCAGAAAGACATAGTTTAGGCTCGACTGATAACGATCCATATTCGGGTCGCTAGAGCGTTCCTTGCCAAGCTCAATCAAGGCTTGGTTAGGAGTCAAAATCTGGTTATTTACCAGCTTGACAATCTCATCTACATTTCGTCCGGTAACACTGCGAGTATCAAATTCTATTCGATACTTTCGTCGCTCATCATTATCCAACACCTTTAGTCCTAACTCGCTCGTAATCGCGTCAAAATAAAAAGGCAGGTCATTTGTGACATAGTCCTCCATCAACTGCGCTACGGACTGGTTGGGGCTATTCACGCCCAGTTTATAACTAGGCACGCGCAAGGCTTTGGCAATCTGAGCTGTCGAAAAGTTGTTGGAAGTAATCAGCTGCAGTACATTCGTATCAATTTCAAGCGGCGTGTACTCCTGAGTATCGTCAAAAACTAACGGACTACCGCCTGTCGAACCCTCCCGCATCTTCTCAAAGTCCATCCGGGCTTTCTTGCGAGCTTCACCGTTCAACTGCGCACCTTTTAATTTAATAATTCCGCTCGAAAAACCATCACGGAAAAATTTAATCAAGGTATTCAGACCGCCATCTTGCAGTGAGATTTCATCTCCCAGAGATAGCAGTGGAGATCTTCCTAAAATCGTATCGTGACTAAAGAACTTCCAGTGAATGACGTCAGGAGCCTCACATTTGACCGTAGCGCCCGTTAAACGGTCGGTAAAGGTATAAATCAACCTGTGGTCGTTTGTCTCCTCTACGGTCGTTTCTGACGGCCTGTAGAACTGAAACTGAAGCGTTTTGCCAGTCTTAGGATCTCTCAAGATTCGGGAAAACGAATTGCCAGTTAAAATTGCATTAACTGTCATAGCGAATTTCCAAGTTCGAGCAGATGTGTTTCCTGTTGATTTCACGTTCAGAAGATAGTTGATTTCTTCGTCTTGCTCGATATTGCCTGTAGTGTCTTTTTTCAGTAAAGGAAACCGCGCCACATCACCAGCAATAATAGATACAGCTGTTAAAATATCACTATTTTTCAGCGCTGAAACCCCAACATATTCAGGGGAGTAATTCCCGCCTATCACCGAAGCAATATAATCATCGTAAGACACCTTAGAAGATCCTAATGGTTGAAAGAAACTCATTTCTTTTCTCACCTCCTTTCTATTTTGGGCATAAAAAAACCGCCTCGATTTCGATGCGGTTTATAGTGGTTTATAGCAATTTATTGCATGAAAAAAGCACCCAAAGATGCTTTTAGATTATTCCATTATTTATTCTTCCAGATACTGTTGTAGAACTGGACTTGATAGTTTTCATCTTTTGCTTGTTCTTTAGGAATAGCGTAAAAGATAGCAAAAACACCTTTTTTCCCAGCAGGGACAGTGATAATATCATCACTATTTTTAGTCGTATTTTCACCTAAAAATACCGCGTCGTATTCAAAATATTCATCAAAGGAATTACTCGCAAAGTACAATTTAGGGTTGATTGTGATAGCAGATGAGCTAGTATTTTCAAAGACCACACCTACTGTCATTAATTCATAATTTTCATATCCATGATTTAGTGCAATCATACCCGTTGCATCTTTTTGAGGATTGTTAACTGTCAAATTCCCATCAGGGTACTTGACTGATTCTCCAAATTTATACTCATGGTCATTACTAGACATTGCAAAATCCGCAGCCTCCGACATAGCTGTTGGTGCTACCGCTCGCATGTAAGAATTAACCTTCTTCGATATTCTATCACTGGTACTTTGCTTTGATTGAAGTTGACTATACATATTGTCTAACTCATTATAAATAACCGCTGCTCTTATCAATAAGCTAAAAAGTAGAATGAAAAAGATAGATAGCACCATCGTTGACCAAAACAACGGTCTCTTCCAAACTGACTTTTTTAACTCGTAGATATTACCGTTTTCATCAACATATACAGACGTATTTTTTTCTTTTGACATATATTTATAACCTCCTAAATTTAATTCATTTTATCAAATTTTAAGAGGGTTTACAATATCACCGCTTCCAAAACGGTTTTTTCAATTGCTTCAAATCATATTTGATTTTGTCAAATTCCGCATTTGTTGCTTCCACATTTTTTCCACAAACAGCCTCATGACGTTCCTGTGATTGGCGCAGCGCGCTCAACTCACTATTAAATGCAGTCAATTTTGCATACAAGTCGAGATTTTCACGACTCAACGCAAACATGTCTGATCGCAGCTGTTGCACTTCCCGCGCCAAGCTTTTTTTTCTTTTTAATTCGTTTGCTCATTCGATTCTCCTTATTTTGTTTTATCGATATATACCCCTAAAAGGCATAAAATAACCCCGGTAGAAATATAACCTACAATCTCCCCGACTAGGAAAAGACCGTAAATTAAAAATCCTAAGCCAGCTAGCAATAGGATTGTGTGTATTTGGTTTAGTAATTTCAAAATAGCGAACCTGCCTCCATAATTTTTTCATTTGTCCAATAGCCAGAGCCATCGAACGGTTCCAGGTAACAGACCGCAAAAGCATCTAAAAGAGCATCTAGTGGATCAATTTTATTGCTCTGTTTATCCTTGTCAATCCGCATACCGTTATTATCGACTTTCACGCGCGCATTGTTAACGGCCATTGTAAGCAATTGATTTCCTGAATGCTTTATAAGACCTTTCAACACATCGTCCCTAAATTGCCTGGTCGGCATATTCAAGACCATTGTGTTCTGTCTTACTTCAATCAATGGCCATTCAGGGTGCCGCTTCTCGATCATGGCAATTAACGAGCTAAACTGATAAGGGTCAAAACAGATGGCTTGCAGCTCCCATTCGTTCAGGTAGACCATCTCCTCGATTTTCTCAAGCACGCGCTCATCGTCAATAACTCCAGACTCAAGGGTGGTAATTTCACATTCACCCATGCGCTCCAGATTTGTATAGCTCACACCATCACGCTTCTCCTTGGCCACAAGGCCATATTTGGTTGCGATAAACGAAAAACTATCCACATACCAGTAGTCGTCCATCTGGACCATAGGCGAGATAGCGAATAGGTCACTGACTTTCCCAACATCAACACCAATCCAGACTCTACGTTTTCTAGTATCTGGTTTTTCGTTAAGTTTAGCCTGTGCCCAACTCTGCTTGTCCATGTAAGATGTTTCTGATGATTGTCGCCACATGTTAAAGTTTTTGACCAAAACCTCATTCACTGTCCCGGTTTCAAGAGATACCTTTCTACGTTTTCGCAAGTAATTCATGATTTTATCGTAAAGCACTGGCACCTCAAGGATAGGATTCGACTTTATCCAGTTAGCTTCATCTGCAATCTCCTCTTCGTTATCTTGTTCTGCGATAAAAGCAAAATATCCATCATCTTCTACTTCCTCATTCAAGATTTTCTCGATATATGGATATTCAATCGTGTGCATCGGGACATTGAGATCAAGCCCCGCCGTAGAAATAATCAGAATTAGTGGATTGTCCAACTGGCCTTGACCAGATTCCAAAAGTTCAATCATTTCATTTGTTTTGGACGCTGCGAACTCGTCCAGTACACCAACATATGGCTCAAAACCATCCACAGCACCTGTATCGCGACTTAACGGACGGATATAGGATTCGTCCACCAAGTTCCTCAACTCTTCTCTGACCCGCTTTGTGGCCTTCCTGACATCCTCATCTTGCGCCCTTAATGCGTCCAATTGCTTCCGCGCCATCTCAAAAGCGATTTTTGCTTGAGTTTTATCATTTGCAGTACAAAAAAGCTGTCTAGACATAGCTGGATTTCGACCAAACAAAAACTCATAAAGCAATATGCCGGCCACAAGAATTGTCTTACCATTCTTGCGGGCCAGTGAGATCATCGCTTTCCTGAAGCGCCGGATAGAATTATCCGACTTCCTACGCCAGCCATAAAGACTAGCCAGAATAAACTTTTGGAATTCGGCCAGAGGATAAGGCTTCCCGGTTTTGACATCTGGAAGGATTTCGATAAAATCAATTGGATCCTGAGCTTTTTTTGGAATATAGTCATAAGAGAAAGATTTTCGAGAAATCTTTTTCAAGTCATTCAAGTGACGTAAACATGCTTTGAAAACTTTCTGACTAACAATCCGTTTGCCATCAACCACGCTTTTTGCATAATCAAAAGCTACATCACGATATTTACTTGCAATCGGCTTATAGTCATATTTTATTGCAATCCCTCCTTTCTGACAAAAACACAGACCGTGCAGGAATCGAACCCACGACTACAAGGTTGGAGCTTGTTATGTTTCCTCTACACCAACGGCCTAAAATAGAAAAAGCCATTTCTATTTAGAAATAGCTTTATTCTCTATGTATTTTTTAAATGCTTCGAATGTAGTTAAGTTTTTATATTCAAGATAACTTTTAATGGCCGACAACGCTTCATCAACTTGATTATCATTAAAGCAGTATCCATTACCAGACAAATCAAACTCAAAATCTTGATCATCTTTGATGATGATGTTTGCTCCAGACCAACCGCTTTGTGAATCATAGCAAGCCTTTTTCGTGATTGTCATCTTATTTTTCTCAATCAGATTAACTAATTCTTGGTACTTATTCATCTTACCTCCTAAAATTATTTTCAAACCAAATCTTTTTAGTATTAGGTTTGAAAAATATACCTTTTTTTGCTTTTTTTATAGATTTATTCTTAAAGTGTCCACTCTGTCCTACTTCTGATACAAATTTAGCCCACATAGAAAGGCTTTTAGCAACTTCATCTATAGTGGTTCCTACACTACAAAGGTGTTCGCTAAGATTTTTTGCTTGTTCTGGTGTAAAAGCTAATGATTCATATTCCATGTCACCCTCCGAACTTATCAAAAATGCTTGTTTTCTTTTCTTCGACTTGTGGCACATACAATTTCATCCGACTGTCTACCGTCAGACCAAGCTGTGCCGCTGCGCGTGTTAAGTTAGTAGTCGCACGTTCTAAACTATACAACATCTTATTGGGCAGGACCGCCCCTTTTTCATTTACATAAACATAGCCTTTTTGCTGCAGGCCACGGGACAATTCCTTATAAACCGCATACCAGGTGCAATACGTTTCTAAAACAGCTCGATCCAGGTTTCTTAGGGGTAGCTTTCTCAAATCATTGATCACTCGTTTATATTCTGCTTTCGCGATAGGATCAAAGTGCTTTGGCGGTGTAATTTGCAACGCATCCAAACCATCAGAAGCCTTGTCCTGTATGCCTTTACGAGCTATTTTTTCTTCTTTAGTTAAATGCTTCTTATTGTTCTCAACAATCTTCATTTTTCTTCCCAAAATTGACACCTCCTTTACTAAAATTGCTATTTTTTAAGTTTCAAAAAGGGAATTTTTCGTGCAGAAAAGGCCGCGTCCTTTAAAACCGGAACAATATAGCCCCGTTCAAAAGAATAGGGGGTAATTTCCGAACATTAAAAGAATAATAATTATATTTGTTCGACTATCATTTTCAAGGCTTGACAGCTGATTGACAACGCTAGAGCAGACCATTTCGGTCTCTAATCGCTCTTGCATCGTTGCATCTCTTGCAACTAGCTTTTAAGTTTCTTCTGTCTAACCTTCTGTTCCAATCTTTCTTTATTGGAATCACATGATCTGTCATCGTTGCTTCTGCTCCACAATATTCGCAGATATAATCATTCTCAAGCAGAACGATTCGACTCGTCTCTTTCCAAACTTTCGAATTGTAAAACGCTTTGACTTCTCGATCATACTTCCATCTCAAACGATTATATTCTCTGTATTCATCCGAACGAGAACCATAATCGCTTAATGCTCTTCTTCCGTTTTGGATTGTTAGCTTTTGCGGTCGCATACCTTCTCACCAATCTTTTTTAGATCAATAAATAAAAAAGAGCAGTAGTTTTCTGCCCTTTTCTGATACTACTATAATAGCACGTTGAAACTGCCACGCACTGACAATCAGTGCCAAAAACTGCCAAAGACTGCCATTTACTGACAGGAACGGTCTAAATCGCGTTTGGCTTGTCTAAGCAAACGATAGTAGGTCCTATCGCTACAATTTAACTCGTCCATCACTTGCCATCTAGTCATCTTGTCAATATAAACCAAGCTCAATATAGCCTGACTGTCCGTATTATCCAGAGAGTCAATTAGCTCCTGCAGCTCTCTTTGTTTCCTGATAGCTTCAACGGTCTTCTGCTCTATTTCTTCCTTAGCCGTCAACAGCTCGACATAGATATCATCTTGCTTACGTTTAACGCCTCCCGAAACTTTATCGGCCGAAAATTTCTGACTAGACAAGAGCGAGGCTTCGACCTTGTCTCTTCGTCTAATCAAACTTGCAATATATAGATCAAGGTTTCTTAAATCCTTTAAAATAGCCTTTGCCTTACTCACTCTCTGTCTCCTTTTTATGATATAATAATCTTATTGTGATTTTAGCTGAGGCAGAGAGTGCCTTGGCTTTTTTGTTTTAGTAACTGTTAAGTATCTTGAGGGTCTCCTCATAGCTAAGTTTCACTTTGACCTTTTGCTCATCGTATGCTCCTAAAAATCTTGGAATTCTGAAATGAATGATTGTACAGCCATCATGATATCTAGTAACCGAGTAAACATGTTTGATTAGTTCTTTTCTGAAAGAAACGTTAGGTAAAACGACTAAATCAGGTAAAGTTACATCAGAAGGTTTTTCTTGCCTTTTTCTTCTTCCTGAATAAGGGTATCTTCTGGGTTTCATGTTGGTTACCTCTCAATTCCATAGTATTCATAACCGCATGACACGCAGCAAAATCCGTAACTATTAAAATATTCATCAAATAGACCAATTTTACTATCACAAACAGGACAATGTGTTCTACGGTATCTTTCCCCTTTGCTCAGACCATTCAAAATTTTCTTTTTGCGTTGACGTTTATTCAATCGTATGCTCCTTTCTTATTTCTTCAAGTCTTTCTTGTATCGGGTCGATGGTATTCAATTCTTTAAGCCTTGGCCACATTCCGCCTACAAGATTAGAAATGTTTCTGACTTCATTGATTTGTTTAGGTATTTCTTTATAATCCCACCACTCAGAACCATCATATTCTCCTCGCTCTAACCACCAGCCTTTGCCAACAATGACTAAATCAGTAGGAACGTGAGCGGCACCGTATCCGCTATGATAATTAGCTTGCTTGGCTAGTCTCTCAAAGTTTTCTTTTGTGATTTTAAAATCCTCCCCTTGGATATACCTAACAGCTTCAAAAGTTTTCCCATAGTCAGATAACTTTTGAATGGTCTCATCCCATAAATTAGTCATTTAACTACCCCCTAAGTTCAATGTCCTCGATTTTTGCCCGTTGCTCTAAAATTTTGAGATATGCGCACATAGTACAGTGTTGGGCCTCAAGTAATTCAATAGGACAAGTCGGTTTAAAGTCTAGTGTACCTGCATAATAATGACTAATCATTGTCCCTAATTTATTAGCACGTTCCTTTAATTGCCTGTATTCATCAATCATTCTATGTTTATAGTCACTCATCTTAATTACCTCTTTTCTTCAAATATCTTGATTTTCGTAGAGATTGCCGATAACTTTGTAATATGGAAGAAAATCCTTTGTTATGTCAATTCGATATCTACGACTCAGGCCGTCGCCATACCAGCGCCCATTGTCTTTGTCATACTTAACAATAAAGGTATATTCTGTCTGTATCTGATGATGCAAGATATCACCTTCAAAAACCTCTGTACCTTCCTTGTCACAAAGACCTGTTGATTGCATGAGAATAATATGTTCATCTCTAGGATGCAATTCAATTTCCTGCTTCTTGTTTCTGTAAATTTCTGCCATACCATTCATGGCTTGCGTTTCTTTATCCCACGCCCTAAATTTTGGTATCATCTTGCACCTACTTATTTTCTCTCACCTATTAATTGATTTTCTAAAACCCTAAGTTTAAAACATCCGTTATCACTTGTGCTTACTATTGTGATTTCTTCAACCCATTGACTTTTTGTGTAAGGATATCGTTCAGGTCGTTTCATAATACCTCCTCAATCTCAATCCCTGGGCAATCAAACACCCAGCCAAAGTTAGCTTGTTCAAGATAGTCTTTTGTGAAATCCGTTTTAAAACCATGCTGAAAATGAATCCCTGTCTCGTCATTACATAAGTATTGGCCAGTGCCTTTTAACCTTACTTTACAGAGCTTCAATTTCTCAACCTCATAGCCGTCAAGCCAAGCACGAGCAAAGAGGTTTTGGTTGTTAATTTTTCTAACCCATGAAATAAGTTCATCACTTTTATTCCACTGTTTCAAAAAATCTGGATTCATAGCAATATATAATCCTATTGCCCAATTTTCTTTACATGCATCAATCCAATCAGCCACCATCTGCGGGATTTTGACTTTCTGTGGTTCGTCTAGCTGTTCGATAAGTTCGATGACTTTCTTTTGTTGTACAAAGAGAGTTTTTGAAAAAAACGTTTCAACCGTCATTTCATTAATTTTATTAATAACTTCTTCTTTATTCATCTTCCCACTCCTCTCAAGTAATCAGGGATTTCATCCCCTACAGCCAAACTGTCGTACTGTTCCTTAGTCACCAAAAACTTGCCATAAGCACCAGCGGTCACTGTGTAGCGTCCGTCTATGACTTCTTTTCCTGTGATTCTGCCGTGCATCTCTGCACCTGCGTTATCAGCCCTATGAATCGTAATCAACTTCCTAGCTTCGAGCTGCTCCACTCGCTCGTTAAGCCTGTTAATCTTGATGATTGCTGCCATCAAGATTGCTAGCAAAACAACAATGCTGAAAATGTAAATACTGTGCTCTCTCATTTCAAATCCACCTCCTCAGCTTATCTTATGGCTTTCCAGGCCTCCGAAATCCTGACCATAATTGACAAAATAAGAGCCGATCAGGATTGCGTCAGCTTCATCGTCTTTGACGCTCAGGTCGAATTCGTCGGACACTTTAGCAACAGCCTGCAACTTCATTGATTTCTTACTTCGGTCCTTGTAACTAAACTTCCAGTACTTGCGCCACGTAGAGACATTGACGAAGAATACATTATCAGCAATCAGTCGTCCAAGAATAATTCCTGTCACAATTCCGATGCTGATCATAGATTGTTGATTTGGCCCCATGACCGAGTTTTTCTCGACCACAATCGATTCAAAAGGACAATCATATTTTTGCAGCGCTCTCGATTGAACCGCTCGCAGTTCGCTAGCCATAAAGCGCCCACGTTCAAAGAACGACTTGCTTTTATGTTTTAAGACACCACTCTGGACAAGGTCAGAGCCGTGAAATACGGCCCATCCTGTCGCAGTGGTTGAAATGTCTAGTGATAATGTCAGATTGCTCATTCAAGCTCTCCTCTAAACCCGCATAAGTCAAAGAGGTTTTGCTTGTTGTTTTCAATAAATTCGAAGAACTTCTGAAGTTCAGTCAAGTTTCGTTTTTCGGCTTTGACGCCTAGACTCGAATGGTATTCTGTCGGTTCTTTTGGGATTGCCTTCACATCTAACCAATAAAGTGGCTCAAAGATGTCCCCGCTCTCATCAAGGGACGGTTCAGCATCCTGATTCTTGAACTGCATCTGAATATCATACTTAATCTTATTTGTTACTGTGATAATCTTATCTACGATTTCAAGTGAAATTGTTGTTCCTGGAATGTCGATTTTGTTTTGCATTTGTTGCTCCTTTTTCAAAAAAACGCGACTGCCTTTGTGAGAATTGGCTAAATACGGGCAGTCGCTCGTCCAATGGTCACATGACCTTTACTGACGTTTTCTAGTTCGCTTTTATCGTGGTTCACGGCACGTTGGTTTTTGGTTATTTTTTATCTTTTCTGGCGTTGCTTTCGCCGATAAAATAGCCCAGCAAAAGCCAAACCAGCGCCATGCCAGCGTCTTTAATAAAATCAATCATTTTCTTTCCTCCGTTTCTTCTAAAAGATTACTACCCATTTTTCGGTAATATGATGGGTTCTTGCATATTCTTTCACAGCCATTTCTTCGGCTTGGGTTCGACTATATGCCAAAACATAATAGAAAGCCTGTGTCTGTCTATTGATGCCCCAATTGCACCTAATCTCATAGAATTTCAAATCTTTATTGCTAGACCAAAAGTGAGGCAGTCGTTTCCCTAAGTTATAGGTTTCCCTATCAACTCTCATTATTTTAGGCTCAGTCATCGTCTTCCCCTTCCTAAAACGGTAATAATTCAATGACAATGAAGTCTTCCGATATTTTTCTCACCTTATAAACATAAGCGTCCCGTAAATCTTCCTCAGTTTTGTACATTGTTTGATTTTCCACGCTTTCATTCCAAGAAATAAATTGAGGTTTTAGATCGGGCCATCCAGAACGACCAAACAAAGCTATACATTCTTCTTTGTTTTGATGTATAGCGAATGTAATACCATGCGGGCAACCTGTGTCATGGGTTGCCAGTATGTCCTTTACTTGCTTACTCATCAAACCACCTCCACACGTTGACTCAGCGCTTTCGTTTTGCAATATTCGCAATGACCGCACGGTTTTGCTTTCTCCTCGCCTCGCTTGACCTTGTCAAGACGCTGGATGAGCATAGACAGCTCGGTCAACTCATAGCCAAGTTTTTCTTGAGTTTGAAATACGATAGCTCTAGTATCAGGAGTCGGCTCTTTCGTCACCGCGTAAATTACGGGTGTAAATTCACGGCCGTATTCTTCTTCCAACATCTTCTTGTAAGCCGCCATCTGAAGAACATACCCCCAAGCCTCGAACCAGCGGACCTGAATATTTCGGCCACTCGCTTCGTCCTGAACCCATACCATGCTGTCGATGTCTGATTTTGTGGTCTTAATATCCACGAAATACCCTTTTTCAACATTGAGACAGTCAATCTTGCCTTTGAATTCCACTCCTTCGATTTTGCCTGTCACAGCAACTTCTTTCTGGCCAACATAGTAGTCCATGAACTGCTCATCGGCTTCTAGCCGTTCAATCATTCGCTGGCCGACCAGAAAGTCAGATTTTAACTGACCTTTGGTCTTTCCGGCTTTTGAAATCATGACCTCTGCGTTTTCATCCATAAACCGCTTATGCGCTTCTGGGCTTTCAAAATAGCTGTGTACCATGTTCCCTACCAAGAGAGCTGTATTGTCTCTCTGATCTTCCCATTCTCCTTCCAGCTCGGCCAAAGTCCGTGCCTCACACTCTCTAAACCGCTTATATTGCGAGATAGACCAGTAGCGACGTGCAGAAGCTGCTGAATAGTAATCTTTGCCAAGTAAATCCATTGTCATTTCATTTCCACCTTTTCAGCCTTACTTTCCGCTCCAGGCATTATCCGGACAATAATTCCTAATTCTTGAGAAATAGTCTTAAATTGTTCTTTGACTTGACGCATGTTTTTTTCAGGGAAAATAATTTCCATATTTTGATAGCGATAACCATATTTTTTAGCCGTATCATCAGAAGCTGTATTTTGCGATTTTTGACCAGTTTTTTGTTCTGGGGTGTAATTGCCCTCTGAAGCTGTTTCAGGATTAAATTCAGGCTGGTTTTGAGCGTAGGATTGATTCTGAGTGTTGCGTTCTGCTTCTGCTTGAGCTTGTCTCAACTCATCTGCGTCTGCGTGCAAAATATTGATAACATCCAGAGCGGAACGACCTTCATTGAGCAAATCAACATATTTCTCAGGATTCAGGCCTTTGGCTTCTGCAATAGCCGTCATTTCTTCAATTCGTTGTTTTAGCTTCGCTTCTGCTTTTGTGCGGTCGGCCAGCTCTTTATCATCAAGGATTGCTTGCAAGATGTCAGCTAGCTTTGCCCCTTCGTCATATCTGCGAATGTAGACAGCCGGGCCAAATCCTGCCTTGGCTGCTGCTTCTGTAATTTGGATAAGTCCAGCTTCACGTTGCTGTTTCTTTGCCGCTTCTTCGGCTACCAGATCAACAATAATCTTAGAGGTCGCTTGATTGATGCGCACATTGTCGGCCATAAAACATTTCTTCTTGCTGAGATCGTCGAAGTAGATGGCAAATAATTTGATATCAAGCTCTATGCCGCTTTCTGCGATTGCTGCTTCAAAAGCCTCTCTGATCGTCTCTTTGCGGGCCTCTGTCGCTCTCTCTTCAAATTCTCTAATCTGACTATCAATGTCTTTCTGCAAAGTTTTGATAGGGGTCAAAATTTCCTCTACCCATGTTTTCGCTTCGTCAAGCGGCTTAGAGTAGTCTTTGAGTTGAACTTTAAGTTCTTGTTCAATTTGACGTTGTACACGACCTAATTCATTTTTTACCTCGGTATCATCTTTTAGAGTAGCTTCTGTCACGATATAGCCAGCGTATTTCTTTTGGTAAGCTGCTAAAGCTTGTTCCAAAACTTCCTTACCTTGGATTTCGATTTCGGCAGCTTTCAGGACAAAACCGACCTCTAAATCTGACACCGGAACGAGTTCTAGGCTATCCGTTACATCTTTTAATTCTTCAGTCATTCTAGAATTCCTCCCCTTCTAGCATGTCCATTTGGCCAGTTTCTTCATCGAAATCTGGAACGTTATCTGCAGCTGAATTTTGAGCATCATCTTCAAGAGGCGTAACATCTTTAGCTTGTTCTTCCTCTGGAGCACTCAGCAAATCTGATAGATTTTCTGGTTCTTGAGGTGTGATGTCCTTTGCTCTCTTCACTTCGTTTACATTCGAATCCTCGTTGTCGGCTAGAATAGCCTTTTGCAATTCTATTGAAAGCGGCGCATACTTGCTCAAAAGCTCTTTTATAAGCGTTTTTTGAGCCATGGCGTCAAATTCAGTTTTCCAAGGCGTTCCTGGCTTAAAATCGCCAGTTTTCTTGTCGTAAGTTTTGGAATATTTTTGAGCATGTGCTATGACCTTTTCTTTTTTCCAGAAAATCATTTTTCGGAATCCATTGATCAATTCCAAGCTTGCAAAATATCCTTCAACCTCTCCGCTATCAACCTGCTCATCTGTTAGATGTAACGTGCCGTAAACTTTGTCGTATCGCAAGAATTCTTCTTTGTAGACGACATCGCAGTTTATATTCCTGATTTGCCCGCTCCGTTGAGCCAATTGAATGAAACCTTTATAGCCCATCTGGAATTGAGCTTCATTTATTTTCACCCAAGTATTTCCACGCTTCTCGCTTCGGTTATAGGGTACTACATACGCCATCCCGAGGCTTGGCTCAATCGGCAGCTTCAAAGTCGCTGCTTTCATAGCTGCGTTCATAATGCTTGTATTTGTGGCCTGAGCCAAATAACTATTGTTGTTTATAATCGATAGCAGACTTGCGACAAATTGCGATTCACTCCCGTCTAATACTGACTTAAACCTTTCTAGTGCTGCCGGGCTTTTGAATGCTTGTTGCGGTGTTAGCGTGTCAAATTTAGCGATTTCATTCGTCATCTTCTTCTCCTTTTTGTCTGTTTCAAGTTCCAATTGTCACGCTTTAAGCGTTTGTTTTCCCGACTGAGTGTGATAATCTTGTCCTGTTGTTCGTTGATGATCTCGCCTAGCTCATAACAGAGTTCTAAGTAGCGTTTTCGCCAGAAGGCGTTATCTTCGTAGCGTTCTCTGGTCATAGGCTATTCGTCCCCCACATAAACCCAGCTACTCCCATTCCAGACCCAATTGTCAGGATCAGGGCGTTCTGGCTTCTCAATCGGTGGCTGCAGCGTGTCTATCTTGTCATAGTTAAACATTCACTATCTCCTCGTACTTCTCCCAGAGCTTTTTCAGCTCTTTAACAAATTTCACAGTATCATGCTCTTTGTACCACCTTAGCCGATTCCGCTCATTGACTGACACATGATAGAGCAGAGTGATTTCGAGTTCTGGTATAGTCATCATCCCACTCCCTTTACTGTGAAAGATTGATTATCGTGCTTACGCATTTCGGCCATTCTCTGGTTCTGCTCAATCATGTACTCATTTTGAGCCCAAAGCACATATCTAGCGTACAAGTCTATTTCTGCTTGCTTCTCAGCTTCTATACGCTTTTCTTTTAAGTCAATATGGCTTGCCCACAAAACGCTTAGCAGCAGGCTGGAAACAAAGCAAACTGCTCCTAAAACTTCACCCATTTTCTATCCTCCCGGAAAATCCGTTTCTCCTGTCACCTTATAGTGTTGATATTCATAGTACATGTTGTTGAACTTGTTAATCATGATGTCTTGACGCTGATTCGTGTTAGTTTGCGCTCTGATACTATCGCGATTATCCTTGATTTGTTCCTGCAGCTCACGTATTTGCTGGTTTTGATTGTCAATCGTCTGCACACCAGCGATGGCTAACAGAATGATTGCAGCGGCTTGCAGAATCGCTAGTCTTTTAAGATCTTTCGGACTCATCTGCTGCCTCCAATTTTTCTACAAATTCGACATATGCTTTATAATAACTGCCTGACTTATCATTATCCTGATAAGCTTTGTCAATCAGTTCTTGACCCGTTCCATAGAAACAGCCTACTTTCCACATTTTATTAGATTTTGTGTAAGTAAAGTGCCGTCCACTTGACCAGTGATTCTTAAAGACAATAACATCCCCAAGATCCGATACTTCGGCACTGCCCCATACTTCGGCATTGCCCCATACTTCGGCATTGCCCGATACTTTGGCATTGCCCGATACTTCGGCACTGCCCCATACTTTGGCATTGCCCCATACTTCGGCATTGCCCCATACTTTGGCATTGCCCCATACTTTGGCATTGCCCCATACTTTGGCATTGCCCCATACTTTGGCATTGCCCGATACCCAGGCATCGCCTTCTTGGCTTAGATTATCTTCTGTATGGATATATCCGCCAAAATCTCCAGCATCCACACTCCCAAAGCTGATTACGGCTTTAATTCTAAACAGCTTCCAACCCCAGAATGTGATTGTGTCATCGACTACTAATTCATACTTTTTACTCATTTTCTTCATCCTTTCTTAAACGTTACAAGCTTATCTCCGCCGATCAGCTTGCCGCCTCGTGGCACGACTTCAAAGGACACATCCTTCGCTGATTGCTTCAGGTTTTCCAGCTCGTTTCTGACGACTTCGATAGGCTTCTTGGCCAGTCTGTTTTTGTAGACATTCCCGAGTCTCCAGTTGTCACGTTCCCAATTTGCGATTGTGCGTATTTGTTCTAAATTTTGCATTTAATCACTCCTTTTGCTATAATTAAGTAAATATTTTAGTTTGCTGCCGACAGCCTTGTCGGTAGCTTTTTTATTTTGCTAGTAACCCAAGTGATTTTTAAATAGCTGTTTTTTGCCAATTTCTGTGATACCAGTCAATAACTGCATCTCGTGGGTATTTCTCACGCTTCCCTTCGATTCGCGGAAAATCCTTGTGACAGTTAAAACGCGAATCGAATGTACCTGTATCCCTCGTACCCAGAAGCATTTCTGAGCATTGAGACTTATTCAGCTCCATCGGAAAGCGCCTTGTTTCATCGGTCACAATCGTCATGACCTTAAGTGTTCTGTCCATCAATCCAGCTTCAAACTGATCTAATAATTGATTCATTAAGTCATTCATGGTATAATCCTCTCGTAGAATATTTTGATTAGCGCCTGATTGCCGTCAGGTGCTTTTTTTGCCTAAATAATTTGATGAAAGCGGGGTGCTTACTCTGCTTTTTTTAAAATTTTCAAAACCATTGAAAGTCCACAGACTAATCCTTTCAGATACCCTCGCCCATAGTCTGTCCTTAAGAATTTTAATAATTCTTCTGCTTCTTCTTTGTTCATCTCCCTACCTCTCCTTTCTCTTCGCTTATTTTCAATCATTCTTTCTCCTTTCTATTTCTAATCTCCATTTCTGCTATAATGTAGTCAGAGAGGAGGTAATGTTATGACTGAAATTCACGCATGTCTTTGCGGAAATTGGGTGAACCTATCAGCCGACGACGATTGTGTAATGGGACCAAATATGACTAGTCCTTATATTTGGTGGGAAGAAAATGCAGAACTCTACTCACCAATTTCTAAACCTGAAGCAAACACTATGTACCATCAGGATTATATCTACATTCACTATCGTGGCGCTGACTATCGTATCCATCCAATGTTCATTCAAATCGTTTCTAGATAACTTTTTCTAGTCTCTTAGAAATGATTTCTATATCTGAGTCGTCCATTTTCAGCTGGGCGACTTTTTGATTTAAACGAGCTTCAATGGCTTGGTTAATTTCAAACCATTCACGTACTGTAAATTGGCTTCTGAATTTTAGAAATTCATTTATTTTTTCTTTCATGGTTTACCCCCCTTATCTAAGTTCATCTATGCTGATTTCCAGTGCATCAGCAATTTTGCATATGTTAGGCCAAGAAAGATATTTTACCTTTCCGCTTTTCAAATCCGAAAAGAAACTACGATTAACTCCAGCCATTTTAGATAACTGACTACCGTTTAAATTTCTTTCCTGCATGATTTTATTTAATTGTTCCCACATTTTACACCTCCAACCACTATATATTGTTAAGAAAATATATTTAGATAACAATATGTTGTGCATTTCTGTTATCTATGTTATAATCATTCTTGACTAGGACCTCTCACCGTTTTAGTCAAAATTTCAACAGAAAGGAGGCTGATAATATGACTTTTAAAGTCAAAGGACTGGATGATTTTTCTAACCGACTTGAGCAACTTTCAGAGAACGCTCGATCCATTTCTGGCACACATGAATATTCTTTCGAAGAAATTTTCTCTGATAAATTCATGATTGAACACACAAATTTTTCAACCATAGATGAATTTTTGCTGTCAAGTCCAGAAAAAATATCCAATGCAGAGGAATTTGAAAAAGCAGATGAATCAATTCTTGATGCCTTTGTTTCTGAACAAACAAAGTTCAAGACTTGGAAAGAAATGATGTCTGCTGCAGCACAAATCCTAATCATGAAGAAACTCAGTTTCTAATTTCAACTTGACCTCATTAAGCCGAAGAATTGCTTCTTGCAATTCTTCGGCTTTTTTAGCTACTTCTTGACTAGCTTCTACCAATTCCTCCACATTAGAAGTTTTGATGCCGATACTTAAATTCTCCATTTTTATTCCTCCTTTCAAATCAAAGTCCTAAATTTTAAATTTCTCTCTTTTATTTATTAAGAGAAGTAGGACTTGTTGTTAGTTAATATTTATTGTTATTTAATACTTGTTGTTAGTTAATATTTATTAGTGCCTTATTTTACTTATTTGTAAAATACAGATTTGTAAAATACAGATTTGTAAAAGTCGGAAATGTAAATATCAAACTGTGGATAACTTTTGTAAAGTATCCTCCAATCTCTGCAACATAATCTCAAATTGAAAATCGGTAATTTTGATATCTGAGAAGAATCTGAAAGTCTGAACTCCTTGGCCTCTACCAAGGCTTTTTTTGACGACTCGCATATAACCAGCATCCTCTAGTTTTTTTAGATGACGGTCTATCATGTCACGACTAACATTTAATCGTTTAGCTATTTCCTCTGGATAGACTAGCCAATTCTCTTTATTGCTGAGAATAACCATCAATATCCCAATTGTGGCAGGTTCAAGTTTTGGATCTCTCAAAAAATCATTTTTGACTGCTGTATAATCATCCGTTGCATTTCTGAAAGATTAGTTGAACATTCAAGTTTTTAAAATTTGTCATACGCTCTCCTTTCTAAATTTGGTATAATAAAAATAATAAAATGATTGGAGAAATCTTATGGAATATCAAGTTCTCATTCAACCTGCAATTAGTGTCATTCTTGCAATAATCTCAGGGTTATGGTCGTATGCCGCATCTAAGGCTAACAATAAAGCTGAGATTGAAAAACAAGCTAAAGAACATTCACATATTGTCGAAAAACTCGAAAGAGAATTTCATTATCAGATTGATACTCTCATACAACAACATGCCTTGGAGATTGAAAAAGTCAAGCAAGCTCATGAATTACGGTTGCAAGAACTTGAGAAAGTGTCCCAACTCGATGCCGAAACCGACAAGGCTATGAAGGTGAATGATCTTACCTACAAGGTTTTAGCAGGCGAGGTTGATTTGGACAAAGCTTTAAAATTAGCTGATAAAGCTAACAGTCATAAACAAAACCTAAATAAAAAATTCATTCAAAAGACCTCTAGAAAATCATAAATTAAGTTTATTTCTAATTCTTTCAAGCTCATCATCTTGTATTTTTTTATACTCGTTGATGAGCTTTTTTCTGTATCTTTTGCTAGCGTAGTACGTAGCAAAGCCGATGATAGTATTGGCAATGATAGTAAAACAAAACCATTCTAATTCGTTCATATTTGCTCCTTTCTAATCAGAATGTTGTTCAACCCGCTTGAACTTCTCGATTAAAAAAATATTGCCCAACTTCGCTGTTTTGAATACCTAGCAATTCACACGCTTTATGTATTTCTGTATTTTTCCAAGTCGTTTTGTTGTTGACTTTTTGAGAAATACTGTGCTCTGAAATGCCCATAGCTTCAGCGAATTTGGCTTGCGAGCCAAACCGCTCTACAATACGCCCGTTTAATTTTGAATAATTAAAAACCATATTTTCTCCTTTCTTTGTTCAAATAACTTGAACTTTTATAAGTCTATTATAACATGCAGTTGAACTTTGTCAAGAGAAATATTCAATTTTTTTGAACTTTTGTATTTACTTTTTTAAAAAACGCAGTATAATATAGTATAGAAAGGAAAAAGCATTATGAAAGAAACCACTACTAACAGGTTGAGACAGCTGATAGCCGAGACAGGATTGAAACAAGTCGAGATATTAGAAAAATCTAAACCTTTTCAAAAAGAATTAGATGTAAAGATGGGAAAAAGTGCGCTTTCTCAATATATAAGCGGAAAATCAAACCCAGACCAAGATAAATTGGTGCTTTTAGCAAAAACTTTTGGAGTAAGCGAAGCTTGGCTTCTCGGATTCGACGTCCCTAGAGAGCCTTTCGGCGCAAACATCATCCACGGCGACAATCACGGCGTAAACAGTCTTGCTGGTGGCAATGGGAACACCAACACCTATAATTTTAGCTCAAACGATAATATAAATAACCACAACGAGAGCATGAAAGCTCTCAGTGTAGCCGACGTGAAAATGTCACGCGCATTAGTGAATGCTCAAAATGAGACTGTTAAAAAACTAGATAGAATCATCGAACTTTTAGAAGAACAGAATAGAATTTTGTCAAACACGAAAGCTGAGAAGTAAAATCAATGTTTTTGGCGAATTGATGATCATTGATGAGTACTACGAATTGATAGGATGATCTAGGTGATAGAATGAAAATAGGTGTGAGAACTCCGAGCCTTAAAAAAAGCCTGAAAGCAAGAACAACAGGCCGACTCAAAAGACAAATGAAAAAAGCTGTTAATCCTCTTTATGGCAAAAAAGGGATGGGGCTAATCAATAACCCTAAAAAAGCTATATATAACAAGGTTTACAATAAAGTGACTGTAGATCCCTTAAAAGGGGTTAAGAAACAATTAAAATCGAGTCCGAGCAGACCGAATTATTCAGCACAGACGCAGACAGGTACCTCTACTTCTCAAGCACGAATAGTAAAGACTGTTACTTACAAATGCAACAAATGGATCTATATACTACTAGCTATCTTTCTTGGCTTTTTCGGAGCACAATATTTCTATTCTGGCCAAAAAAGAAAAGGGGTGTTTGCCCTTCTGTTCTGCTTAACATGTATTCCTATGTTGATCGGGTTCTACCAAGCAATTGTTGCTTTGTTTAAGAAAGCAGACGCACAAGGAAATATTACTCTGAAGGTTAGAGAGCGAGCAAATAAATATCAATTCATTTCCGAAAGCAATCGAGTTCAAAAGTTACTTTCGGAAGTCGAACAGCTTGAGCCTGTTTTGAAAAATACGCTTGAACCAGAAGAATATGTTGATGCGGTTAGAAGAATTACTAACAATCTAAACGAGGTTACAGATTTTTCAAAAACCTATGCAGACAATTCCGGTTTTAACTCTCTATTAATGCTTGGAGGATTGAAAAAAATGATTCAAGGGCTAGATGATGAAGAACTAGATTTTATCAATCGCTATTATAATGCACATCCTGATCAAGAAGGCAAGGCTGAACTCATGAAATATCTTGATGGTTTTAGTTCGAATGCGAAAAATCTAGTCGAAAAACTTTATAAATAAACAAAAAATCCCCACACTCAATTTTTGGCGAAGGCGAGTGTGAGGATATTCGATATAAGAAACAACCATTCAAAAGGTCGTTTTCTTATACCCATTTTATCAAAAAGTGAGGTGAAAAACAATGGCGTACTTTAGAAAAAGGGATAATGGCTGGGAATATCGAATCTCTTACAAAGGACCTGATGGCAAGTATAAGCAGAAATCAAAAAGTGGATTCAAGACCAAAAAACTAGCTCAAGCTGCAGCAAGGGAGGTAGAGGATAACCTATCCGAGAATATCCTAACAGATAAAGACGTCACGCTTTATGACTTCGTCAAAACGTGGTCTGATGTTTACAAGCGTCCGCACGTCAAGGATAAGACCTGGGATACTTACACCAAAAACCTTAAGCACATCAAGACCTATTTTGGAGATTTGAAAGTAAAAGACATCACTCCGCTTTACTATCAAAAACGACTCAATGAGTTTGGCGAGAAATACGCCCAGGAAACCCTCGAGAAATTCCACTATCAAATCAAGGGAGCTTTGAAAGTAGCAGTCAGGGAGCAAGTGATCAGCTACAACTTTGCTGAAGATGCCAAAGTCAAATCTCAGATAGAAACTAGGTCGGAGGATAACGACTTTTTAGAAGAGAGCGAATATAAGGCTCTAATAGCCTCTACACGTTCCAATATCCAGTACGTGTCCTATTTCACCCTCTATCTCCTTTCGGTCACTGGTATGCGTTTCTCTGAGGCTCTGGGGCTGACGTGGAACGATATAGACCTGCAGAACGGGATAATAGACATTAATAAGAGCTTTGACTACTCTAAAACGCAAGATTTTGGAGATTTAAAAAATGAAAGTTCGAAAAGAAAAATCCCAATTGACAGGATCACAATCGAGACTTTAAAAACTTATAAAAAAGAACACTGGCAAGCCAATATTAAAAACAGGGTGTGTTTTGGTGTTTCGAATTCGGCTTGTAACAAGCTTATAAAAAAACTGGTAGGCAGGCCTGTCCGAAACCACAGTCTAAGGCATACCTACGCTTCTTACCTGATATTCAAAGGGATTGACATTGTGACCATATCAAAGCTATTAGGCCATGAAAGCCCAGATATAACCCTAAAGGTCTACTCGCACCAGATGGAAGCTCTGGCGGATAAAAACTTTGAGCAAATAAAAGAAATATTCCTGACCGCTTAA